ATCACATCCACATAGGGCATCGCTTCCGATGTGACATCGGCCTGGCCAGTGAACTTTTGAGCTGGAGAGCTCGCAGTTCTGCGGCGACTCGTACTAGCACCTCCTGAGAATGAGCCTATGACTAATTCATTTGTCAATGGTCCCAAAACATCAGATATGAGGCGCTGCGCGAATTTCAAGAAGGGATAGAACGCGACACGTGGCAGTATATTGTAGCCACGGTCGAGTCCTCTCAAACGTCGATTAGTTTCGGCGTTCCTTCGCTCTGTTACCAACCACTTGGAGATGGCTGCATTTCTGCGTTCATCTCCGGGTACCAAATCCTCGGCGCAATATTTGCTGAGGTATTCGGTACTAAGGTAGGTACAGGCGAATCCTTCTTGACCGTCCAAAAACCTTAATAGGTCTCGGATGGCGGCAATGCACGACTCGGATAAACCAACATTGGCATTACTTCGCTTATGTTTGGATTTCCGATTCTGTTTTCGATTATGCTTCTGCATGATTCACTCCCTTTTGGGTAGTTAAAACACGCAACCACCGCTATTACGATGGCTACGCATAGCAATACACCGAGTATAATGGTGTATCGCCTAGTCGTCTCTTTATCCCGAAGAAGACCAAGGTCACTCCGGCCGGACATTTTAATAGATGTCCGAGAGGTTGATAAGCATGTCATTGATCTGCGTCTGAGACGCAGCCATGGCGTTAGCCATGAGTCCAATGGCATCCTTACGCTCCTGATCAGTAGACAACTGATCGAACGTGCATGCAAGCTCGACGTAAGCAGTACGGACGACTACTGGGGCCGAAACCCCATTAATCGTCTGAGTCTGCGTAATCGGGACTTGCAGCCGCAGCGTTGGACGGTACTTACCGTTACTTTTCCGCAACTGCGCCGTAAAGCGCGGGTTGCCGGCAGGAACGCCAGTCTTTTCCGAAAAGACATGGACTCCATTGGCATCATCGCCATCCGGAGAGTAAGTATGCGCGACAGGAGTCGCTGCTCTGTCATTGATGACAAGAGTTGTACGTGCTGACATTAGTCAGATTCCCTTCTGTATTTAAGGAATGGAACCGGTTGTCCGGCGTATAGTATCCTTGTTACTTCAATTGCAACAGCGACAATGCTAGGAACTTAAATATCCTATCACTGTCGTCATTTTTCAACCGAAGAGGATCAGGATCCCACCAGAACCCGGGCCTTGGCCAACCAGATAGCTTTTCACGAACATAACCTTCATAGGCACCAATGCCTTTTGAAGGACTATAGCTCGTGATTGCATAGCCTGGTTGAGCGTAATGCCCTTGTTCGTAGCGCCAGCGAGCTGAAACTCGTTGACTAGTGGATCCGTCGACGAAAGACAATCCTGCAGTCGCTGTTAGCGCCTGCAAGACGGGACCTATAGGCAGAGCCCAATCGATCACGAAGGACGCGGGAACAAGTTCCCACGCCAACGAGGCAGGATTGAGCAAGCCGAGCTGGTTCAAAGTCCTACTCCCAGCCCAATTGGGGTCGGGAGTTGCCCATAAGGAGCAAACGGACGTAGAGATCGCAGTCGCATCACTAGTAGTGGTACGAATACGGTCGGAGCCGGATTGAAAAGCAGCTTCATCTAGAAATTGCTCTCTTTTCGAGACTCCACGAGCATTGATAAGCAGCGGACGTTTATTCGCGTCTTTTGCCAACTCAATAATCCCATAGATATCTGACACGAGTGGTTTCCACCCGTAGACATACTTAAGGTACTCCTTGGCGGGACCATTTAGAGCCTTCCCTTGATTTAAATCTCGGGCGGACTTATAGATTAACCCCCAAAGGTTCTTGTCGCGTCTCACTTTTTGAAACTCTTTTACGAGCGTCGAGAGTGGGTCTTTGACAAGCCTAAGTATCTGACTTAAAGTCGCCAGATTTTCTCCTATATTCGCTTTGGCATCTGCCAAGTCGAGTAGGGCTTTCGTCTCACATTCGTTTCGCATGCTGGAGTTAATACTCGGCGGGTTGTTCAGGTTCGCAATAATCGGTGCTCCAATCTTGTAGCACATATTACCGCTTAACTGAACATCCGCAAAGTACCCCCCAGCAGACGTCCTCTCGAATCCAGTTCTGCCGTTATACAACCGTACGGTCTTCGTATCTTCTGAAGACCCTGGCTGTATCCAAACGACAGACTTGGACCAATTGGTCGCCTTGCGAAATCTACTTCCATCAGGCCACGTTATATAGCCACCAGACGGATTACTGGACGGAGTCCAGTTCTGCCTGGTGGTGTCATAACGCGAAGCGTAGGTAACTGTGCCGCCGCCTACTTGGCGATAGCGTTCAGTTATTCTAAACTGGCTTACGGAAGGCATGTGATATTCCAATCAAGGTTGGACATGGATAATCCATGTGAGGTGACAACACCCCATCGCTGCACTAGTGCACAGTTATCCAGGGGCAATAGCTTTTCAGAGCTATTTGCTCCGGTTCGTTGCGTGGGAATGTTCCCAAGTAACGGACTCCGTAAACGGAGT